TTTGAATCAACCCCTACAGAAATATTAAAGTTGTGTATATCACCCTCGACTTTTTTACATTCAATAAAGTCTAATATGTCTGGGTGATAGATAGACATTACAGCCATGTTAGCTCCGTCTCTTTTACCACCTTGAGTTATCATAGAAGATACTCTTGATAGAGTTTTTAATACTTCTATTGGACCACATGCAATACCATGTGTAGATTTTATAGATGCACCTCTTGGTCGAAGCTTTGAAAGAGAAAACCCTGTCCCACCTCCAAACTTTTGTACCATGGCACTGTCAGTTGCAGCCTTCATTATGCCTTCCATACTGTCCTCTAAGGGCAATACAAAACATGCTGATAGGGTACCCTGCTCTGTGCCAGCGTTCATTAGTGTAGGTGAATTTGGTAAGAACTCGAGATTACTCATCATATTAAAAAAATCAGCTTCTGTAAGTGCCGACTCAACGTCTAATTTCATATATTGCTTATCAATTGACGCAACTGATTTAGCCACTCTAGTAAACATTTCAGTTGGGGTTTCTATAACATTATTAGAATTATCTTTCAATAAATATCTGTGATTTAATATCACCTCTGCTTGGTCAGTAATTACTGTTTTATTTTCTGTTGATGTCTTAATTTTATCTTCTAATGTCATTTTTATTCCTCCTTATATTTTCTTTTACTGTCTATGACCGCAGTATAAACACAATCCTCTTTCGGGGACCCAGAAATTAGCATTACACACAGTTTCTTTACACTGTGGGTTTGGAGCACTGCTGGCTCGTTCAACTTCATTAACGGGCTCCATTTTTAATGGATGTGGTTTATTCTCACCTTGGACCAAACCAGTTTGTTCATCACGTTGTTTTTGCCTACTCTCAGGGGTCTCACCGGGACTGATTGCATTAAACCAATCCGCTGCACTTCCCAAATCTACAAACTTATATGCTGTGTCATGAACCGCCTGTAAAGCCATTGCAATTGAGAAAAAGGCATCCCCATGTCCTAGAGGTGTGTCGGGTGCTTTCAATTCATTACTTACAGACAGTATCTGATGCTTCTGTCTTTCGTCTTTGATTAACTTTATTTTACCACCATGAACGAAATTTTCAAAGACTGAAGCCATAGTATTTTTACTTTTTTGGGAGAAATGCATTCCTCTCCATCTAGCGTCTAATCCTCGGTCCTCTAATTCCCCACGTGTGTTATCTATGTACCCTGAAGTTAAATCAAAATTATCTGCAACTTCATTTAAATATTCTATTTGGTCTGAGTAACTCCAGCCATCTAAGAAAGAATGATGTATTTGTTGGATGTTCTCCCCTCGTTTCCTAAAGATAACTAAATGCGATGGATGTTTTTTCTTACCTACATCGAAACCTCCAAACGTCTGGTCTCCAGTTTCCCAATCCTTATATTTCTTAGTCGCTGGGACAGACCTTAATGTAGCATCTTCACATTTTTCAATATCTTCAGCATCAAAATAAGACTCCGTAGCAAAGTGAGGAACTAACATAAACTCAGAAGCAAACGATTTAGGTCTAGCTTTCTGTTGTGCTAATAAATAGTCTTCTGTATATAACTCTGGCATCAATACTCTTCGCCCGGGAAGAGGGTCTAACGCAGGAAGAACTCTAGATTTGAATCTAGGGTCTTCTTGGAGCTTAGATAATAAGTCTCCCGGCATCATAGGTGTACCTACAACAATAACTGGAACCCCCTTTAAAGGAATAAACAAACTTTCTGTCATGAAGTGGTCTTCCACCTTAGTAATTTGACCCATGTTTAAAGGGTTCTCTGGGTCTCTCAGAACGTCATCAGCAATCAAAGCACCATTCACGTGCATACCTCGTTTGAAAGAAAACAAACCACCATGCATTATTTCCATAGGTTGATTGTTCTTATAAAATCTAGCCGAATAATCAGCTTTTGGATTTCTATTTACCAACATTTCTGTGATGACTGGGTTCCTAGCAATCACTTTATTTATCTCAGCAATATGATATTTAGCCATTCCATCACTGTAGGATAAGTAAAGTACAGACATGTCTCTAGGGGCGGTCAATAACCTCCATACACTAAACGCATGTCCTAGAATAGTTGACTTAAAATGCCCTCTAGGGAGCACTCCTACATAATTCATACCTGTTTCTACACATTCTTGTATGTCTTCAGCTAATACCCCAACGTGCCAAGCTTTGAAATATTCAGGATTATCATATGATAAGCTCCAAATATTCTGAACAAAATCTTTAAAGGAACCCACATCATACTTTTTCTGTTCCATAAGACCTTTAGAGAGTAAATCAAAGGCACCCTCAACACTTACAATATCTTTAGGCATTTCTATATATCCCTATGTTTTTGTTCAATAGCTTTTAGTTTGATACCGATTCTTTGTAGGGTTTCATTATCAGAAATTTCTTCAATCAAAACACTCATGATATCTTGAACAAATTCCATGTTAATCATTCCTTGCAGAACTTCTCTCTGTCCTTTTATACCTATGTCTGCTGCTCGTGCAGCATCTAAGGCTCGGTCAAACTGCAATCCCTTTAGGTCTTCTGAAGCTTGTCCAGCTATCTGAGAGTAACTATCCAACTGTTCTGATTGCATTCGAGCAAATCGTTGTCCCTCTGACTCAGCAATTTTCTGCTGTTGGTCTGAGATAGCTACAGCTTTTTGGTCACCCCAACTTTCTTTCTTAGCCCATGCATATATAGTAGGAGGGCTTACCACCACACCATTTATAGAAAGTTCTTCTGCTATTTGTTTAGCTGATTTATCTCCTTGGAGGTACATTCGCATTGCTTTTAGTTTTGTTTCTTCTGGTATATGTTTAGGCATAATCTTAGTTAGTCTTTAAATTGGTCATATATACTGTTATCATCCATCATTCCGTATCCAGCATCAGAAACATTTTGAGAGTCAATATTACCCCCTAATGGACTTCCATCTGAGTTTAGAAATTGAGAGAAATCCCAGTATCCTGTTTTATCTGTATGTGCTGTATAACAACTTGGAACCTTTACCTTAGACCCCCCGGGTAATCTTATTTCATTGAATTGCATTCCTATCTCACCCCTAGTACATATTCCAGCCCATATGTGTTCTTGTTCGACAATTGGTGTATAGTTTGTTCTTTTTAGTATGCTCCCTGTGGTTCTCTGTAAATTTTTTACTTGTTGGTTACTACCACATTTAGCAAACTTACACCAAACAACAGCACCATACTCTTTTTTTACATCTTCTAAAGTTGGAAGTTTCTTGGGAAACTTATCTTTATATTCCCTTTTAGGTTCTTCCTTCTTACCCGGAAAGAACATTTGGAATCTTCTTACTACTTTACTTAGTCCACCTGCACCTATCATACTAGAACCTCCTCTTATTCCATAACGCTATACATGCTGCATCAGCGTAATCTTGTTCGGGGAATCTATCTCCCCACTTTTCTATTGCAAACTTCATGATTGCATCTTTCTTCAAACTTCCTTTACCTAAGATTTCTTTTTTCCATTCAGCGTGATGTATAAGTGCTGTATCAATGTCATTTAAAACAAGTACTGCCCACACTGCTCCTATTATATTAGCTAAAGAAATCAAGGACCTTCGGTTTTGTACGAAGATTGCAGCCTCTACAGCTGCTTTATCTGTTATATTTATTTTACTCATTTCTTCCGAAAAATCTACCACAATTTCAGGGAATCTTGCAGCGGATAGTTTCTTATCACTAGACCATTTGTATAGTCCCACAAGGGCTTCTGCGTCGTCTACGACAGCCCCATGTATAGCTTTACTTGATGTGTCTAATCCTAAATAGTTTGCCATTAGTATTTATCCGTAGTTCTTACTGTGACTACCCTACTTACCGTTCCGTAAGCTTCTTTATATGTTTCTAACAACCCCCTAAGTCTTTTCAATTCAGCTGCTTGTTCTATAATATCTCTTCTTAGTTGAACTAAGGCATCATACTTTTCCATAATTTCACCCTTCAATTCATCTTTAGTAGCTTTTTTACGCCCCGCTTTTTCATGCTCTTGGGATAGTCTAAACGAAGCTTTACTGTAACCTTCATTAAATGATGCTTCTAAAGCACCTACAGTGGCTTCAATGTCAGCTACTTTCGTTTGTAGAAAAGCATTGTATCCCCCATACATAGTTAGGAACCTTTCTAGGTCTTTATCCGAAGCTTTTGATAAATCAGAAAAATCTAATCCTTCATACTCTGGTAGTTTTGGGTCAAATATAGGTATACCTAATGAGTCAATTCTCTTAGACACCCTCCCTAATGCTTTCATAGGGGTCCATTTTGTCTCTCGCTCTTCCATTATAACAATCCTTCTTCTACTAATCGACAGTCACAATACCTAGGTCCCGTACATTTTTCAGGCATTGCTAACATGTCTTTAATCTTAAAACACCTCTCTAATATATCAGCCCAATGTTCTGGGTCTTTATCTACTAAAAAAGCTTTTATTTTTTGGTTATTTTTATTCTCATATAACACCGTTCCCTTTTCATAGTTCCCCATATTAAGATACATTTGAATTTGAATGTTGTGTTCTGGCAATGGTTTTCGTAATGCATCAAACTTTGATGTATTAATAGACTTCAACTCAATAGGTATTACCCCATAATTAGCATGCCTAATCAGAAAGTCTATCCTGCCAGAAATCGCCGGGATTTCATACTTTACAGAAACCTCTCTGTCAATCAGTATACCCATTTCAGAAAACCACTTCCCAACTCGTTCTTCTAAAAAACTACCGTTCTGGAAAATTCTCTCCAAAACTGCTGGTAAGGGTCTGTCTACCATACGTCCATTGTAACATAACCATACATATCTATCGCATGAGTTACTTATAACAGATGGGTAAAACACCTGTACACCCCTAGAAGTCATTGTCCCCTCTAAGTGCTCATCTATCAAATCTTTTAGCCACATATCTTGTCTATGGGCTGGATTAGCTTTCCTTTTCTGTATCATTCTAAACCTTTATCTAAATTATTTAGTTCCAACCAAAGTTGGTCTTTTATTTTTTCGTTTGTTTTTTCTTTTATATGAATAATATAATCTATATCTTCCAAGGATAAAAGGTCTGAGTCCCTTTTCCTATCCCTCTTACCTAAATGACCATATACTCCATCCGCTTCCACAACCGTTTTTATTTCAGGTATGTAAAAATCTACTACATACGGATGATAATAAGCTTGGGGTTCGTAACTTAATCCAAACTTAGATAACCATTGAGCTATAATTTCTTCTTGTTGGGTATAGTCTCTAGGAGGTAAGTTCATCTTTTAGTTTTTCAAACAATTTTTCGTCTTCGATAAACTTTGCTTTTAATCCATTCATACCCATAGCTTTCACATCCCCATAAGTATACCACGCCCCAGCCTGTGTTATTAGTTTAGCCTCAATACCATCTCTAATAAAGCTTTCTAGGACATCTATACCCCCCTCAACACGGAAAGGAACAATAGCGGAATCCCAATTTTCCCCACCTGTCTTTGTCTTTCTTAGTCTAATATTCATATTAAACCCAACTTTTTGTTCTTTCTCTTCTATCCAACCTTTCCGTTGGACTTGCATAATAGAATGGGCAAAGAATACTTGTCCTTGTCCCGCTGGCATGTTATCTAATGCCACAGGTCCCATACTAGCACGTACTTGATTTATAGCCACAAAAGCTGACCCATTTTGTAGGTGTGGAAATAATTTAGGGAACGAACTATTTACAAATCTTGCTTGCCAAGCCATTGGACTAAACCCAAAGTCTTCTGCAGCCACATTCGCTGGTACTAACCCTGCAATACTATCCAGCACAATAACTTCAAATCCTGCTATCATAGCTTCTCTAACATGCTCCATAGCTTCTTCACCCGTAGTTGGCTGTGATACTAATATTTTTTTAGCATCTACTCCACACGTAGCCATCCAGTCTTTGTCATATGAAAGCTCTGTATCTATCCAAACAGCCTTACCACCCATTTTCTGAGCATTTACAACTATCTGAGACGCTAGATAAGACTTTCCCACGTTAGTAGGACCGTATATAAGAGTCATCTTTTTAAATGGGATTCCCCCACCAGTCAATTTATCTAATGCTGGTATGTTAAAAGGGATTCTATTCGTTGTAAAAGCGTTGCTATTCCCCAACTGGAAGTTTAGTTTTTTGTTTTTTAGCATTTTTTGTATTGCTTCTTCAGCATTATTTTCCATTCATCACCCTCCGTCTAACGCATTCAGCCCACGCAAAGTAAGTAGCACACGTTTGTACAAGTTCTATAAATAATTTAGTATCACTTTGAGAAAAAATCTCCTCTGCAATATCCCCATTCTTTTCCGTAGCTAGGATATTCCACCAAGCATCATCATGGTTTTGTTGACCCCACAGTAATTCTTGTCGCTCTCTTTCACCGAGAACAGATTCTAAAACTGATGCCCTTATAGGTTCGTTATTTTCCCTCATCTAATATGTCCTCAATCTTAGCGTCTATTTTGCCTTTTAGCACATCCCAAATAACATCAGCTACCTTTTTAGCGTCTTCTATTTGCGGCTCTATAGGTAATTCTGTATCTATTTGGTCTATATTCAAATCTACCCTACCATATTGATTCAGGTCCAATGCCCCTACTCTAAATGTAAATCCTAAATGCCCACTAACTTTTGCCATCTGTGTCCTCCTTATCGTTAAAATGCAATAGTAACATTGCATAGTGTATTATTTTTAATATATCTTTTCTAGGTGTGCCCTTCTTATCATATCTTGAAGCATACTTTAGTATATTACTTCTACAGAATGCCTTAGCATCACCACAGGCTTCAATAAAATCCAAAGTCTGTACTTCACCCTCACTATAATGCTGGTCATATGTGTTATTCACATAGGTACTAATTTCTTCAATTATTTTGTCTTCGTTATATTTGCCCATTGTTATTATATTCTATCAGTTTTTTAGTCCCAGTCAATATATTGTCCCAGTTTAGTAAAGTGATATATCTCTTCTAATTCTTTTCTGGAACGAAAGGGCATAATGGTCTCAAGGTTCCAAAAAGTTGTTTTATATCCTTTTTTTCTAAGGTTTGGGTCTCCTATACCATCATCCCACTGAAAAGTGTTTAAATTGTCTACAGATGCAACTCCCAATACTTTTACATATGTTGGGGACACAATAGCAATTATTTCGGGAATCTTTGATTTTTTAAAAATAACCGGAAAATTTGGAGGTGTAACTCCTTTTACTCCTATCTCCATGCCTAATGACTTTAAATCTGGATGGCTGTGCTCAGATGTATCACTAATAGTATCATCAGTGTACGTTTCTTGGATAATTTGTTCCACCGCTAATTCAGCTTTTTTTCCAGTGCCTGTTCTTTTCTTAATATTCTTACCATCGTCTTGATATTGCTTTTCGTTAGGCTTTCGTTGTTCCATGCCCCGAGAAAAAGTATCAGCTCGTAATATAGCAAGTTCATCTAAAGGAACAACAACTCCAGATGTTCCCGTTTTTATCTCATATTTTTCAAGTTCTTCTTTTAATATATATTTAGGCATTATTTAACTCCAGTCAATATAGTCTTCTAGTGTAGTTGGTCCTAAATCTTTCTTTACTGCCCATGACCCTTTACACACTTCCATATCTACTTGTAAGGGTATGTCTAAACTATTAGTTTGTAATATATCTCTTATCGCATATGGTACATCTTCAAGTTCTGAATCATGGATTTCACATATAATCTCATCATGAACTTGTAGAAGAATATTACTTTTCTTGTCATCAAGATATTGGTCTACTTCTAACATACGTTCACTCAACATGTCTGCACTAGTACCTTGTACTAAGTAATTTACCCCCTTATACGCTAAGTCTGGGTTTATTCTATATTTTCTGCCATACCTATTCTTTATCCAACCCCTAACAGAAACTGTTTTTACAACAGCATCAAAAAAATCCTTAGACCCCTCCATACCAGCAAAGTATTGTTTCTTATATTGACCAGCTTCTCTAGGTGTTGTGCTTAATTGTTGGGACAGCTTTTTATTACCAATACCGTAAATTGTTCCAAAGGTAATTGCTTTAGCCGCCTGTCTATACTCTTTGAATTTGTCTGACGATTCTTCAACCTTGAAAGCTAACTTAGCAGCCTCACTATGAAAATCAACATCATCTTTATTCAATATCTCATCAATAGTCTTATTTCTAAAGTACGACATAAACACACGAACTTCCATTTGGCTGTAATCAAACCCCACTAATGAGTATCCTTTTCTAGGGACAAACAATCTTCTAATAGCTATTTGATTATCATCTGTATCTGTGTAGGATTCATCACCTACAAAAGACCAAGTTTTCAAAACATCGTCAGATAGGTCTTCATTCATAGATAACCCTTTAGCTCCAACTGTTGCAGCAATCTTAGCTTTGATTTCCTGTTTCTCGTAGTCAGATAAATCCCTCTCTAAAAGCTTGAAATGATTCCTAGGTATGTTTTGTAGATTTGGACCCCTGCTAGACAGTCTGCCTGTCGCTGTTCCCCAATTACAAAAAGATGTGTGCATAGTACTAGTATCCACATAAGGCTCTATGTAGGTAGATGTTAGCTTCTCAAGCGTCCTATATTGCCGTATAAGCCCTGCTAAACGGTGGTTTATGTTCACTAGGGCAGCCTCACTCCATGAGTCCTGACCTTTGGGGGTTTTTACCGGAGATTCTATCCCTAACTCTGAAAATATTCCCCCTATTTGCATCGGACTTGAAACATTAAATTCCTTGCCCGCTAATTTATATATTTCTTGTTTCACTTCCTCTAATCTAGATAAGATTTTATCTTTGGTATTATTAGCATATTCTGTATCAATAGTAATACCTCTACGTTCCATCTTATATAATACCTTAGTAAGAGCACACTGCATTTCAAATACTTTACGTTGCTTTGTTTTGATTACTTGTTTAAGGTAATCTACATACAATCGAGCAGTTAGGATAACGTCTTTCTTACAATATTCCCCCAATACTGTTGGAGGAGCCATAGAAAAATCTTTATTCCATTTATTAGACCTGAGAAGTTTCTTTGTGTCTATATCATACTGAACAGCACTCTCACCGTATCTTCGTTTGCCTGTAGGGGTCAACCCAAGGTCTTTTATATCAGAGTGCTCCATCAATCTAACTAAGACTATAACGTCTATTAGCTTCTTGCTTATAACATCTAAGCCATCTCTCGCTAAAAAATGTAAGTCAAACTTTATATTGTACCCTATATAGGACTCAACCTTAGAATTTAGTAACTCTATAAGTTGTATTAGTTTTTCGGGGGTAAGATTTTCACCTTGATGGTGTCTAAAAGGATAGTATTGAGCCAAGCCATAGTGAGTTGGTTGACCTACCCCAATACCACATATTTGATTGTTTTTGTATGGTTCTAATCCATTTGTTTCTACATCAATGACTAAAGTCGGGTCTACCTCTAAAACCGACTTTAGTTCATCAATGTCTGACTGAAAGGAGTCATTGGTAACTACGGACATAATGTTACATGCCCTTCTTAGAATAAGTTGTCGTCTTCAGATTCTTCACTAGCAAATCCACCTTCAGGTACACTAAATGTACCGTATCTCTCAAAGAAATAATCTTTGATTAGTGGTAAACTTTCAACTTCAGCCATTTTCTCCTCCGGAATCTTTTCAGATTTTGGAGTTGCTGTAATTGAGTATGAAGTATCGTACATGCCTTGTCCAGTTCTCTTTACTCTAATCACACCTTTATTCAAGGCTCCCCAGTCGCTATACACATCAACTAGCTGGTTCCATATATAGTCACTTCGACCAAAGTTTAAAGCTATGATTTTGAAGTCGTTCACATCTTCTCTATATACTTTCTTCCCAGCAGGTCCTTCCACTTCTTCCCAGCTGTCATTTCGTTTCTCTGTATGAATCACGTTGTGCACATATGCCCATACAGCAAACTTGTGACTTGGGTAGTTTTCAGACGGGATAGCACTAGTGTCTACTCTATCGTCTTTTAGGACGTTAGTAAAACTATTACCTACCCGTAGTGTGTATAAATAAATCTCATCTAGGTACTTGTCTTCCTCTGCCCCAGTAGCTATGGTTGACATGAAGACTTGGTCCCCATCTTTAAACCATAACTCTCGACCCGGTGCATTACTGGAAGATACAGGCTTCCTAGAGTCATCTATTTTCTTTTGTATTTTTGCAATTCCACTCATTGCTTTTCTCCTATTTAAAATATTGTTGTATTTCTCATCACCTTGTCCAAAACATCTTTATTACGAATCTCTTGAACATCTTTGTATTTTTTTGGTAACCTTAAATATGATATCAGAAACCGCCCGTCCATGTCAAATGTAGCTTTAGAAATGCCTTTGGCTCCTGCTGTGTCATTATCTAATGATAACACAACCTCTGATGGATTCAAAGAACTAATCAATTCTAATTGTTTTTTTGATACTGATGCACCTAATATGGCTACACTTGGGTAACCATTTTGATTCAGCCACATACAGTCTAAGGCTCCTTCAACTATAAACAGTTTACTAAAGTCTTGTATCTTGTCTACACCAAACAATACTTGGGATTTCTTAAACCCCTTGGAAAACATGTATTTTGGTATGGCTTTCTGCCTTCTGTATATCCATCCTACATAATCTTTCTTTTGGTTCCGTACTGGAATCATAAAATCAGAAAACTTATTTATTCTACACCCCCAGCTTTCCACTAAGCTAGGTAAGAATCCTCTGTCATAAATCCAATGACTAGATGGAACTTTGTTTTGGTCTTCTGGTTCTACGTATATATTTTCAGTTTCCTCTTCGTGGTATTCATCTAAGAATGAAAGGTCTAAATCTAGCTCCTCTATTTCAAACTCTGCATTTATATCTGCCCATGGTTTACCTGAATACTTCTGTAAAAAAGATTTCAAGTTTCCTTGTCCACATCCGGCAAAACAAATCCATAAACCTTTATCTATATTTATGGCACAAGATTTTCTTCTGTCCTCATGGAAAGGACAATTTAGTAGAATCTCTTCTTCGTGTTCTACATCTATGCCATAACGTAGTAGTGCTGAATACCAATCTACCACTAGCTACGCTTCTTTGTTTTTGTTAGGAATATAACTACTTTATTCTCAAAGCCATTTTCGTCCACAACTCTACGTCTTCTAATGTCACCTACTGTGATATTAGTTACAGGTTTACCAGCACCTTTGCTTCTTCCTGTTGTAACTATAATGTCCTCTTCGCTATCTCCTGTAATCCATGATAAAATTCCCATTTTATTCCTCCTTAAAATTCATCATCGTTCCAATCCCAATCCGAGATTTCTTCAATTGTACCATTGTCTACACCCCACTGCATTACCAGACTGTCTTGTGCTAACTCACCATCTCGATATTTTTGGAACTGAACTAGTCGTTTATCGTCATGGTGTTCGACCTTGGCTAACGCTATTGCTACGTCTGATGCCCGTATCAAAGCATCCCCAAAAGCTACTTGTGCTGCTGATGGGGGTACATACACATTATCAGCGTCTCTATTCGCTTGTGTTGATACCATAATTGGAGTGTTTGTTGATATGGCTAAATTCTTCAAGCCATAGAATATACCGTGAGATTGCTCCCACGCTGCTTTATCAGTGTCTTTTGTAGTCAGTAAATAGACTCCATCTATTACAACAAACTTTGGGTGGTGTTTTCTAATAAGACTTGCTATTGATTCTAGTGAAATTCCTGTTTGACCTGCAATACCGTCACAAATCAACAAGGATTGCTTATTAGACTCTTTTAAAAATTTTATGTACGAATCAACATCAATGTCGTCCCCGTGTCGTATAGCCCTATGGGAAAAATTATAACCCATCATTTTTGCTAATGTTACGTCAAGTCTCATTGCTATCTGAGTATTAGGCATTTCTGTAGATATTAGTAAGGTTTTATGACCATTATGGACAGCGGTCGCTGCTGAGTGTACGCATAGCCATGTTTTACCTATAGTAGGTCTAGCAAAGGCAGCTATCAACTCCCCCGGTTGCCATCCTATACCCGCTTGATTTATAAATTTAAAGCTGGTAGGAACCCCCA